GTTTTCTTAATTCGTTTTCTGAAATTTTCACGGTATGAATAACTGCTTCCGCATCGTCTAATGAGGTTGCCGTATACGGTACAATTAATTCATCCGCTGGTACAAACTTCGATACCACTCTTCCAAGTGGTACGTCGTAGTAAATTTTTTTAAATGTAGAACCTGCAAGTGGTAAATGAAATAACATAGAATCAAATTCAGATTCATATTCTTTCATTGTGTCCATGATTAAATAGTTCATGTAATCTTTAACACGAGTTGCTTGTTGTTCTGTTTGTGGATTTTTAATTCCTATAACTTGTGTTCTAACAGGACCATCACTTGGTAATAATTCTTTGTAAGCTTGAGCTTGGAACTGTGTAACAGCTTCAGCTAATACTGGGTGCGTTGCACCTGAAGCTCCTTGAAAAGGTTCTGTTCTGTTTTCGTATTTAAATCCTAAAAGATCAAGACCGCTTGTGTAAGCGCTTTCCCATTCTTTTCTTGATGACTTGTAGTCCATGTAGTTTTGAACCATATCACTTCCAATAGGTTCAATACTTTCTTCTGGTAAAATTTCTGCTAGGTTATCAAAATGTGATTCTGTTCCAGGAACATTTATTGCACCCGGGTCGTAATCAATTGTTGCTCCGCCATCTTCTTCGGGGATAACTTCAACTGGTCCTTTTTGATCTTCTGTTTCTTCCTGAACACTAACTTCTTCTGCCATCTCTTCATCTGAAGGAATGTCAATTTTAGTTCTTGTGTTAGGGAGTCCTTTATCTATATCTGCCATTTATTACTCCTATACCTTCTTAACACGATTAAATAAATAAGACAAGCCCTGTGGTTGAGGACCTGATACTGGTGGTGGGCCTGATCTATCTCCTGCCATTTTAGCAATACCACCGCCTGCCATATTTGCAACCCCACCTGCATCTGCTATCGCTTGCATTTGAGATTCTTTTTTAATGTAGTCTTGTAGCTCTGGATAAGTCATACCTGTTTCTTGTTGAGTTAAACCAGCGTTTTGTAATGCTAGATCTATTTGTGGAACAGCTACTGTTGGATAAACTTCTTCCATTTGTTGCATTCTGTTTTTTAATCTTCTTTCTTCAGGGACACTTATCATAGGTTCTCCATACTGATCTTTTCTAGGAGCTCCTTGTGCCATGAACGGTGCCATTCTTCTACCACGTTCTGCCATAGCATACTCTTCACCTTTTGCAAATTCTTTTGCACGTTCAGCTTCGACATCTATTTGTGTTTTTGGTCCCAGTAAATATTTATTTATATAAGACTCACCTAATGCTTGTTTGATTGGCATACCTTGATCCATAAATTTATTTGCAGCAGCACCACCTTCAAATATAACTTCACCTAAAATTGCTCCTGGTCCTAATACTCCTTTTAAAAATTTTACAGCTTTACCTGATTTTGCAAGTGCTCTTACATTTGCTTGATCACCTGGTGTTAGTTCAGCTGGATTACCTTGTAATTTTTCTACACCTTTTGTAGCACATGCTATTACATTTTGTCCTTCATTAAAATTTATTCTTCCACCATCAAAAGCAGCTTTACGTCCACAACCTATTACAGCTAAACGTGTAAGATCTGGTTTATCTATAAACTCAGTTATTGTTTTAGCACCTTTTGGCATTTGAATTGTGTAACCAACATTTTTAGATGCTTTTTTTATATCTAATCCTTGATCACTTAAATTTTTTAATCTATTAGCTGAATAATATTTTTCAACATCTCCAACGTCTCTTATTCTTGGTAACTTAACTCCATACTCTCTTTCAAATCTAGAAGCTAGTTTATTAATTCTTTTTGACTCTGCTTCAAAATTATTTGGATTGTTAGCTATGTTTTGTCTTGCTTGTGAAAAAGCTGATTGAAAAGATGCCATTTGTTTTTGATTTAAATTACTATCCATTACATCAATAAACTGAGAAAACTCTCCTGCACCAGATTTAGCTGTTCCTGATACACCAGCTATTTCATTTATATCAAAACCTTTTATTTTATTTTTCTTTAGAATGTAAGAAGCTTTCTTTTTTAAAGAAGCAAAAGTTCCTTTTTCATTTCCTAATTGTTCATCAATTAGTTCTAAAGAAGCATTATATAATTTAGATCTATAAGGATTTCCAAAAGCAAACTTATTCATTGTTTTAAAAAGATTATCGGATGCTTTCACATTTTTTCTTATTTTTTTAAAATTATCAATATCAAAATTGTTTCCACCATATATTTGACCTATTCTAACTGTTGCAGTAGCGGCTGCATTAGGAGCTATTTTTAATTTTGTAAGTATTTCATCTGGAACTATTTGACCTTTTTTTAAAAAACTAGAAGCTTCTTTATCATTTAAAAGTAAATTAATATTATTAATGGTTTTATTTTTTAATTGTCCTCTAGATTCTATTTGAAAGTTTTTATCAAATAATTCTCTAAGACCTCCTTCATAAAACTCTTCTCTACCTATATTAAATTTTTCTCTTATATCATTTATAGAAATACCTTTTTGGTTTCCAAATTTAATAAATTCTTTTTTTAATTTGGGATCATTAATTATGGCTTTTGCTTTTTTATATCTCTTTGAACCAGTTGGATAACTAGAATCAATTGTGATTGATTTGTCTTTTGTAAAATTACCAACATAAGCAGGTCTATTTTTTGTAAACAAGTTTTGAAAATTTACATTAACATCATTTGAATCAATAAAATCTTGTATTAGTTTACGGGTAACTACTGTGTTTTTAGGGAGCGACTGTACATACTCTTTTACTTTAGCAACACCACCTTTATCAAACTGTGTTCTTTCATTAAACATGGGCCGTGATTCTTGGACCGTGGCGCTTGGACCAAAGTCATCTTCAAAATCGTTTAAGATTTTTTCTATATAATTCATTACTCACCCAACATTCTAGCGATACCGCCTGATGCTAATGCCATTTTAAGTTCAGCATTAGGATCACCAATAGGTTTAAAATTTTGATTTCCTGGTGTCATAGGTGGTTGTCCAATAGATTCTAAGTATCGTGCCATATTACTTGCTTCTGCTCCACCTGGAAACATTATTTGTTCTCCATTAGGTAAAGTCATATACTTAATAGCCTGTGTTCCTATATTTGAAACTTTATCTGGATTATTTCTTTTCCATTCTGCAAACCCTGACATTAACTGATCTTGAGGTAGAGGGTCACTATAATTACCTACTACTTCACCTCCTCCTACTGGAAATTTTCCAATTTTCATGTTTGAATCAGATGGTCCTCCTTCTAATGGAGGCATTACTGGTAGTATGCCTATTTGATTATTAATTCCACCTGCTATTGGCATGTCTGTTTCACCTAAACCGCCCATACCACCTGCTGCAGGTATATCTGTTAGACCTCCAGTGCCTGCGGGAAAAACAGGTCCTGCAGTTAAAGATTCTTTTTCTGTTGGTGGTGTATATCTTCTATTAGTAGCAGCTTGGTCTGTAACTTGAGGGATCAAAGGTTTGTTAAAATTATTTCCTAGTTCACTTTGTACTTGGTTTCCAAATTGATCCATTACAGTATTTGGTGTAAAAGTAGCTGCACTTGATCCATAGATAGGATCTGTTGCATCATAAGAAACATCACCACCTACTTGATAACCAAATCTAGCGATACCGCCTGATGCTTTTTTGATTGATGGAGCTTGCTCACCAACTTCTTTCATGATCTCATCAATTTTAATTCCATCTGAATAGTAAGGATCATTAAATGTATCTCCTTCAATTCTAGCATTAGCTTCTGTAACTTCTTCATACTCATCAGGCACTTTAACTGGTTTACCATCTTTACCCATGACAACTTCACCTTTTTTAAGTTCCATAATTTCTACATCAGTGATCATTTCATCACCTTCTTTATTAATCTTTTTAATAATTGTATCTCCTGTAGATACATCTTCTTCTAATACATAGGTTGATTTACCATCTTTAGACTTTAATGTTTTTGCAATAGTTCTATCTGTTGTAGCTGTTGCATCATCACCCATCATTTTAATTTTTTCTGCAAGCTTAAAGAAATATGGAGGAGGGCTACCTGTTGTTGATTTCTGTACAACCTCTTTTGCAACTTCTTTAGTTCCACCTTTACCTAAAATATTTACTAGTCCTGATTTAAGTCCAGCGATACCTGCACCCGCTCCAGCTAGCATTTTTAAAAATCCTCTACGGCCCATGCCACCACCTACAAAGTTTGCTCTTGTTATTCCGCCGTCTGCATAATGTTGTGAGTATCCTTGAGATGTTCCTGTTCCAGCTTTTGTTGCTTGAGAAGCAGTTTGTCCTTTAGAATTTTTAGCAGTGTTTCCACCACCAACATTAGCTTGACTAGATCCACCACCGCCACCCCCGGTTTTTATTTTTTTACTTCCTCCGGAAGTTTTTAATATTTTTTGAATTGGTTTATCTATAACAAATTCTTTACCTTTATTTAAAATTTTATTTTTTCCATAATTAAAAATAGCTGCTCCTATTTTAGGCCCAAATTTTTCTGCTAAAAAACTTGCTACTCCAAGTCCTGCGGTTTGACCTTTTATGTCTGCGTAAGGATCTTCTTCTGGATTAACTGCACCATAAATACTTTCACCTAATTTTCCTATTGCACCATCTCCTAATCTATCTACTGCTCCTAATATTCCACCTTTGTCTATAAAATCAGTAACAACATTTCCTTTATTAAAATCATATGCACCTCCGGTATAATCAATACTTCCGTCAGGGTTTGTACTATAATCAGTTCCACCCATTGTAGTAGCTAAAGAAGCCTGCATTGGATTCATGCCACTAACTCCACTAAAAGTTTTAGTTGGTCCTCCATAGTCTGAGTAATCAATAGTGCCACTAGGTCCTTTTGATTTTGCTATACTATCTAAAAAATTTGTTTGAGCACCTGTTAATGATACATCTGTTACTGCTCCAGGGTTTGAAACGTTACCAATAATTCCTTTTCCAAAATTGTAAGGGACTGAAGCTACAGCCAAAGCTTGATCCAAAACAGAATTACCACTTTTATAACCTGCACGTCCACCTGTTGCATATTCAGGAATGTCATCTAAATCAAATAACTCTTCTCGTTCTTCTCTTGACATTAATCTAGCATCACCACTTGATTCTGCTTCTTCAAGTTTTTTTTGTAAAAATCTTTTTCTTTGGGAAGTTCCAGAACCAGGTTCAGGATCTAAGTTTCCTTTTCTAAATTCCATTTCCATTTGAGACATGTAATCTTTTTGTTCTTTTATAATTCTTTTAGCATCTCCTACTGTTCCATCAAAGTTATAAGCTTCTAATTGATCAGCACCTCCAACTTCATCTAGAAAATCTTGGTACTCATCTTCTGTTAGTTGTCTTTTGTTTTTTATATTTGCAATACCTTTTTTATTACTAGCTTCCATCTCGGCTTTAAGTTGTGCTTCTGTTTTATTTAAATTAGATTTTTGAAACATTTCTCGGTCTTCAACTTTTTTACTTTTCTTCATGCCTCTGGCACCTTTAGTCACTTGACCAGAGTCCATTAATTCTTTTACAGCTTTACCACCCATGATCCCTGATCCTTCTGGGATTCTATTTCCTTCAAGATCAAACACCGGTGCTTTTTGTTTACCAAATAATTTTTCTGTAATCTCTCTACCCTCTGCAGAGTTTGCAGGGATAGCTCTTTCTACCATCCTGCTATTAATCATGTTAATTGCATTATCTACTTGTTGTGGATTGGTAAATGCATCTGGATTAATACCATTACGTAGTAATCTATCCATTGTTATATTAACGTTTAAATCTACTTTACTTGAATCAGGTAAAGTTATCATGATGCCATCGTCAGCTTTTTTTGTCATCTGACTCATGACCCATCTTCTAACAAAATTTATGCCTGCCATTAGTAATAATTCCTTTTACGTTCCTGTTGTGGTTCATCCACATAATCTTCAGGGTGTTGTAATAACCCTGCTTGTCTAAAACGCATAATCGCTTGTGTTGTACTATCCACAAGGTCATCATGATCGCCATACGGAAACGCAGCGCATTCTTCAACGACTTCCTCTGCAAATTTCTGTTCAGGACACCATATCATACCAGATTCAAATAAAGGTGCAACCGCATTTACACGAGAATGTTTATCGTTTCCACGAGACGGTGTAAAGTTTACAACTGGTATATCCATCTGTCTAAGCTCATATGTTAGAGGTAAACCCGATGCTTTTGCTTCAACGATAACAGATTCAGGTTGCCAATACTTATACTGCTCTAACGCTAGTCTACGTAATTCAGGAAACTCGTACCGTCCTTTTATAGAATCAAGGAGCATAAGATTAGCTCCTGAGTCTTGGTCAGGATAGAATACACCCCAAGTAGTTATAGCAGAATAATCGGCAGTTTCTTTTTTTAAAAACGCTGTATCATAAGATTGTATAACGTGATGTAGTTCTGGTATCCAATCGTGTTTCCAAATCCTCCACCATTCACGTTTAAGAATTGCACCTTCTTCACTAGTTGGCGATTGCATCCACTGCGCATTCCATTTGGCCGTGGGCAGTGTTGCTTGAACCTTCTCTAATTCATCTAGCTTCCAATACTCAGGCCATACTGGAGCAGCCTTCTTTGATCCGTGGTCCAAGATTGCTGGAAATTCGACCACGTGCCACTGATCAGCTTTTGCTTCGTTTTGATTTTGTAATAATTTTCCTGTCAAATCTTTATTAGACCAACGAGTCATAACTAAAATAATTTTACCACCAGGTTGTAAACGCTGACGAGGACCAGATGTATACCATTCATAAGCAGACTCCATAGCAGTAGGAGACATTGCATCTTGCTCAGAATGTGGGTCGTCAATTATTAAAAGATCAGCACCCCGTCCGGTTATCGCACCGCCAACTCCAGCTGCAAAATACTCCCCACCTTGTGCTGTTTCCCACCTACCGGCGGCCTTGGAGTCTTCCTGTAAAGTTGTTTTAAAAATTTTAGAATAATCTTCAGAGTCAATTAAATTTTTAGCCTTACGACCAAACCTTACGGCAAGTTCACCTGTGTGCGTTGCTTGAATGATCTTGAGTTTCGGCTCACGGCCCACCATCCACGCTGGCAATAAGTATGAAGCGAACTCTGACTTCGTGTGCCTTGGTGGCATGTTGACGATCAATCTATTTATTTCGCCTGTTGCAAGTTGATTAAATTTTTTTGCTATGTGTCTATGGTGAGAGCCTTCTATAAAATCGGGCCACACACATTTGACAAAGGACATAAAGTCATCTCTTGCCTTACTTTGAATTTGTTTTTCTGCATGCATGACTTGCAGTTTCTTGAATGTCTTTCTGACGTCTGCAGGTAGCTTACTTATATCTACGTTATTTAAACCATAAAGTGTTGGATATGTTTTTACCACCCTTATCTGTCTGAATCAAGCAATACAACCTAGAGTAGTGGGACCCCTTTTTATATAAAGGGTGCATGGGGTCAAGGTTTTAATCGATATTGGTATTGGATAGGGATCCGTGCGCCATGGCCCGTTAGGGCCATGGCAAGAAAGGTTATGCCCAGTTTCCTAGAGCATGTTTCTTGATGTAGATCGCAGGACCTACAACAATGTCTTTACGACCTGTAACATAGTTGTCGTTGTCGAATGTCATCTTCCATAACAATGTTGCTTCTGGATTAAGAGGTAAGCCAATTAACTTTCCCTCTTCGTTTATTATTAATAGATCTCCATTTGGCCAAGTGATACACTCAACCATACCACCGACAAAGTCCTGCGCTTCTTTTAGTGATGGAGTATTCTTCTCATCGTCAATGATCTTGAATTGATCTTGATCAGTGTTAGCTTTAACATAATCAGTAAAGCTTATTTTTTCTTCTTGTTTGTTCATATTATACCTTTCTTTGTTAATAGGATTATCCTAGTCTAGTTCGGTCCTATTGTCAACCCTTTCAATTCGATATTGTCCACCCCACCTGTCCTCGTTACTTACCCTGTGATATCCTTGGGTTTCTCGTCTGTGTCTGATAAACTCGATCGGTCGACCTTGTTCAATGTTTTCCATGTTCAACGCTAACCAATCAAACTTACATGATTGACTACAGAAATAAACATCGGAACCATTGGGGGTGTAACCCCATGAGTTAGGTGTTCTATCTCTATCTGCGTATGCATATCTTCCACGAATTACACCACGAGATTTTAAAAACCTATCTTGTGTAACATGTGTATGGCAATTAGGGCCTTGGCAAAAATGTTTATTCATTAGTGCCTCACTTTCCATGTTGTAGTTGCAGTTCTGTAACCATGACTATCTAAGTCATAATAAACATAATAGGGTACACCTTGTTTTGATGTGCCATATCTTGACTTGTCGTCATGTTTGCCTTTTCTTGTAATGTGCTTCTTATGTTTAGAAGCCCAATAAGTTATGTAAAATGTTTTGTTTGTCATATTATACCTTTCTAAGTTATAGGACTATCCTCTATTTGTCAAACTTTAATTTAGACTTTCTTCATATTTTTTTCTAGCCAATATCTTCGCCTCTCTTGATTGGTGTTTATTCTTCATGCCCTTAATCATACTTGCAAGGTTGCTAGGATTATAGATAGTCAATCCTGTTGAGTTAGTTCTAATTAACTCTGCCTCATCAACTTGTATTCCAAGTTCAGTAGCAAGTTCAATACCCTCTGAAAGATATCTGTATGCTTTCAATCCAATCTTTAACTGATCGCATTGTTTCATAATTGTATCAATCCACTTTTGATGATTAACAACTAAATTACCTTTTGCAATTCGCCATGCCTCAAATTGTTCGTACTCATCTTTGGTACATGCGATTGCTCTTGATCTGCAATAAGATGTACCAATGACATCAAGATAGTATTGCTCATCAAATGATTTTGCCATGCCTGTATGGTCGTTGCTACTTTGATAACCATTACCAACTTTACCGAGTGCTTTCATACAAGCCTCAACATGTTTTGTCTTGTGTGGGTTGTCCTTGTTTTCTGATTGTTGAGCATAGATATCTGGGTTGCAATCCATAGCTTTTAAATCTTCTCTAAAATATGCAACTGCAAATTTATTTCCGTCCTCGTCCCCATACTCACTACCATTTAGATTACCAAACAAACTAAAATCAAAATGTGATTTAGTTTCTTTTGTATCCCCGTCATCATCTAAATCTTCATTGTGTGCAAAGTAAAAACATTTATCTTTTGCAACAACATCACAAGGGTTGCCATATTTTTTTTTAAAGTGTCTTAAAGTTGAAACATCTTCTGGTGGATAT